AACGTAAACGCAAACGACGAACTGTTCGCATTAGCAGCCTAAACACTGCTTAGGGTTTCGGTTGGTTTCCTCGTAACAGAATAACCAACCATCGATTAACTTTAAGGACTAACATATGAAACAACTACTAGCAGTAATCGTAATGGCATATGTGATGGTATCTTCGGCATTCGCAGCCGAGCCAGCGAAGGCTCCAGCATCTGCTGCAAAAGAACAACCAAATTGTGTGACTAAGGATAAGAAGGGTAACTGCCCTCCACCACCAAAGTCACCAAAGCCAACACCGAAGAAAAAAGCAGAAGATAAGAAATAAATCTGCCTAAATAATTATGTGGGTTGACGGATCCCAATAAAACCGTCATACACTACACATCACAACTAAGGAGAACTACTATGGCAAACCTAACGCCATTTGAAATCCGTCTTGAACTTCTCAAGATGGCAAAAGACATGCTTAACGACGAATACTACGGTAAGCGTGAACAAATTAGCAACGACTGGCACATGAAAGTCGAATCTGCTAAACTCAATGGAGGCGTAATTCCTGATCATCCAGGATTTCCCGCTATCCCAACAGAGAATGATATCATTGCAAAGGCATCTGCCTTGAATGGTTTCGTTTCTAACATTCCCCAAGATACACTAAAGACTACTAAGAAGTCCACCTGATACGGGATCGGAGTGTGCAGTCACATGCACACTCTTTAACTAATTAAGGAGATTAATTATGTTTAGCATAACACCTAAAAAAATTATACTATCTACAATTATTTTTATACTGGCTACAATAACAACAATTAACGTGGTTTTACATAACACGTTTGAAGCACCCATGAAGGCTTCATGGTCTCAGTTAACAACTGGTGCGCAACACGAAGTGAAGTGTTTAGCCGACAACATCTTTTACGAAGCAGCATATGAACCACACGATGGTAAAGTCGCAGTTGCAATGGTCACTCTGAACAGAGTCATCAGCAATCATTATGAAGACACGATATGTGGAGTAGTAAAGGAAAAGATTAGAGGCACTTGCCAATTCTCATGGTGGTGTCAGGATAGAGAGCGTAACGCTGCTATTACCCATGACCTGACGCCACGACAAAAACAAGTATACGATGATATCTTAGCTATTGCTTTGAACGTCTATATGAATTATGGAAGAATAGAAGATCCAACCAAAGGTGCTCTATTCTATCATGCTGATTACGTTCGTCCTAATTGGAAGAACCTAAACGTCACTACAAAAATTGGAAGACATATCTTCTACGTTAAGAGTGATAACTTTAAGAAAGGTGATGTTCGAAATGGCACAAATGATGCAGAAATTAAATCTCGATTTGCTCAGCAAGGAGCAGTCCAACCACTCGTTTTACTTGCTTATGGAGGAAGTTAGCCTAAACACATTAAGGGCACCGATCGAGTGGATTCTCGAAGCCAACTTTGCTGAAGAAAAGCCAGAGTTACTTAACTTGATTATTTGTAGTCCAGGTGGCGATATGCATGCAGCATTCGCATTGATTGATGTTATCAGAGGAAGCGCAATTCCTGTCCGTACCATTGGGCTTGGACTTATCGCTTCAGCTGGCTTGCTAATTTTCTTGGCAGGTAAAAAGGGTTATCGTATTCTTACACCGAATACTTCAATCTTGTCGCATCAATACAGCTGGGGTTCATTTGGTAAGGAACATGAGTTGATGGCTCAAGTCAAAGAATATGACTTAACCACGCATCGAATGATTTCTCACTACAAGAAATGTACTGGCTTAAAAGAAGAAACTATTCGTAAGTTCTTACTTCCACCGCAAGACATCTGGTTAGCACCAGAAGAAGCATTGGAGTTGGGAATTTGTGATACAGTTAAAGATCTAAAATAAGGAAACCAAAATGAATATTGATGTTAAACACTTAGCTATCGTTTGCGGTACTATTGCTTTCACAACTCTCGTTGGTTGTGTTGCTTACTACGAAGTAAAGCGTGATGAACTTATGTCACGTAACATTGAGTCTGCCATTGTAAAGGGTGTTGACCCGATGGCTGCTCGCTGTTCTTATTCTAAACCTACCGATACGATTTGCGTAGTTTATGCCTCTGGGACTCACCGTCCAGACGCCCCAACCCTGTCTAAAAAGTAAACCTTTAGACTTACGCCCCAAAACCCTCTCCAGTAGAGGGTTTTTTGCTTTGGAAAAGCCCCCTACAAACCGTAGGGTTATTAAAAATAATGCTTTACAAATAATCAGACTTCCTGTATAATAACTCTAAGTTAGTCGAAAAAGGAGTCTGAAAATGGGTTTTGAAAAAGTGGTTCTGAATGAGGTTGCCAAGGTTCTCAAGTCTGATAGCGCTGCGTCGTTCACTTGCGGTACTTTGTTCGTTGAGTGTTCCATCGCTGAAGCTGTAAAAATCGAAACTGCCCTGTTGAAGAAATTTCAATGTGGTATCGTTCTTAGCCGCATCGGTGATGAATCTGCTTTTGACTTTGTTTAAGGAAAATATTATGATGAGCTGGGAAGAAATGACACCTCTTGAGCAAGCCCAATGCATGTATTGGGATATGTACAAGGATGCGTATGGCGTCCGTCCTCGTGGTATCGACACAACCCTTTGGTCTCTTGAAGACTTCGAAGCTGAATTCAAGAATTTGGCTAAGGTGATCGAACGTGAAGAGATCGCACGCAAGGAAGCTGAAGCGCAAGCGATCGTTGCCTTCGAAGATCGGGTTCTCAACCTTATGCATACTGGCACGAATCGTGAACGTGTCATTGCGTGGCTGATGGATGCTGAAGGTGCCAATGGCGACTTCGAGTATTTCTGTTTCACGCAAGGTTTGCCCTACGGTTACTTTAGAAAGGCTGCGTAATGGCTAACGTCCACTTCCTGCGTAAGCTGGCGTCTGATGAGTTGCGAGACACCATGTTCTTTGCAACTGGTCAGGTTCCTTCCAAAGAACGTGATCCAAATTTTGTAATGCTCAGAGCCGACTGGCTGAATGTGAAGGTTGTTAATACACGTAACATCCTTGTCAACGGTGACAAATGCAAATCTGTTCCTGAAGCTAAGTTTGCTATCCAGCAACTTATTGCTTGACATTTATTCAACTTTAGGGTATAATAACTGAATGGCACTTATACATACTACTCTGCAAAAAAGTAAGAAGCGTAAACCCACTGCTAAACAACGTGAGTTGGATGCAAGCTGGGAAAAGCTACTTGCCAAGTATGCACCAACGAAGGCTGTTGTCAGCAAGTCTACAAATCTCAGCGACTCTGGTTACAAGTTAGCCGTTCCTGCTGATCGCAGCACCCGACAATATCCATCCCGTGACACTGGTACTGGCTCAGCTACAAAGCAAGCACCAAAGGTTTACACTGGTACATCTATGCTAGGTATTGCTACCATGCATAAAAGCAATTCTGTTCCTGTGTTTTCAAGCCAAGAGGCTACCGAAATTTCATCAATGCGTCGTTAAGGAGAAACCTATGTTTAATCGTCACTCAATCGAATCAAAAATGCTTGACCTCACTGTTCAGCGTGATGTTGCTGGACTAAATAATCTACTTTCTGACTTGCTGAAGCAACGTAAGAAAATGGATGTATGGTTTGACAAGTATTTGGACACCGTTCAGAAGCAAATGAATCCTTCTGAACCTAACAGCCCTGTTTGGAAATTATACAATAGTAAGTTCTCTGAGTACGAAGACCTTCAGGCATCTATCAAGAGCGTAAATTACTTCCGTGAGAAATATGACAATGTCACAACCACTTCTGTTTAAAGACTCAAACTCTTTTTCTACCTACATCGAAAATGCTGTTAGGCAGAAGAAGGGTTTGACCCACCTCGAGGCTGTACTTGAATACTGTCGTGTCAATTTTATTGACCCTGCTGAAGTCAAGAGCCTCATCAATAAGTCGCTGAAGGAAAAGATGCGAATCGACTTCCAGAATGATGGCTACCTTCCCAAGAATGCAACACTAGATATATGACATGGATGGCTTTAGAGCTTACAAGTACTACATTGCAACTAAGCTACACTTTACCACTGATAAGTTCAATGTATTCGAAAACCCAAATGTAAAAGGATCGAGAGATGCCTTCTTTAACCGAAATGACAGATATGTATTTGAAAAACTTGCACGAAAGTTTACAAGTGACCACGATCTTATACAGTACTATGTGGCAAACTTCGCTTACGGCAATGATGCCGTCGCTTATCACGATAGCGAGTCTGACACAAACCTAACTGTATGGACTAAGCGTAAACAGTCTATCACTCGAATCTTTGAGAACGACCTGTCTGCAATTATTCTTCATCTTGAGAAAGAGAAGAAAGGAAAGACTGAGTTGTTTACCTTTGATGACAATTACTTCCCCGAATTATTCAAGTTATACCTTGGTCATTATGTTACAATTGAATCTCTTTCAATTCTCAATCACTTCCAACCATACTTACTATCTTGGAGGCAAAATGCAAACTTGATTTGGGACGAAGAATGCCGTAGAATAGAAAAGGTAAAGGGTTTCGTTAAATACGATGAGTCTAAATTGACTCCAGTATATGCGAAGTTTTTAGTAGATTTAAGCGAGTTAACAAATGGGACGCACGTACAGGAAAGATAATTCTTGGGAAGATGATAACCGCAAGCAGCGTGGTTACTCTGATAAAAAAAGTAAAAAAAGTTTTAGTACCGCTGGTATGAAAGTACTAAATAACTATGTCGAGGATGAAGTCGAATATACAGACTTTACCCAAGACGAAAATCATACTAAACATACATCCAAACATACGACATAAAGGACATACAAATGGATATTCAAGCACTTCGCAAAATGCGCAATCAAGACTTCAGCAAAATCGCTGGAGAGTTTGACAAAATCGCCAACCC